TCACCTTCGGTAATCGTAACTGCCCCAGCAGAACCAGCGGGAAACAAATTCATACCAAAGAGTTGGTCAGCCCGAAAGTTCTTAGCTGTGAATTCTTTAGGGAAGATACGCGTCTTGATGCCTCCATCAGGGTAGATGTAGTCATGGTGGTGCGGGCTACCGTCTTTATCGTAAGTCAAGCAGTTGTAGAACTGCATAGTCCCTTTAAGGATGCCACGCATGGGGTAATAATACCCATCACCAACCTCAAAGTTATCGCTTGAAAGGGTTGTGGTATCGTCTAGCCAACCAGAATCGTCACTTACCTCTTTGGTGACCACCCCTTTAGTAAGGGGGTATTTGTCACTAGCCCAATCAAAGACATCCATTTTCTTCTGGGGGTAAGCCTGACCACAGCTATAGCAAATGCCAACATGCTTCTCAGTGTTCCAGCAGAAAGCGTCTGAACTACCACAAGAAGTGTGTGGGCAAGGTTGTTTGGAAATCTCTGTCATCTGGTTCCTTTTGAATTATTCTGAATGTCCTATGTAGGGCATAGTGATCAAAATTACTAGGGTTACTTTTGCACCGCCTTGGCCGCTGCGAGGGCGGCGCGGGCTTTCGAAAATACGCTGCTGCGTTCAAGCGTCATTTGTCCTGCTGTGTGCTTATCCTTGTCATGCCATGATAGGACGCGCTCCAGCGCCTCCACCAGCCGCGCAATCACCTCGTCGCGGGGGTCAGCTAGGCGTTCTTCTCGGACGCGGTTAACAAAGCGCCAATGCGCCTCGGCTGTTGCGGCCAGACGTTTGATTTGCACACGTTGATTGCGGATCACCTTTTCAAGCGCACGGCGCTGCTCGTCGCGGGGGTCGGGCTGCGGTTCGATGGCGGCGAGGATGCGGGCTTCGTAGTCGGCCTGTGCTGCGGATTTGGCTGAAGCAATTGTAGGAAGTGCATGATGGATGCTACTTCCGTTATACCAAACAGAAAACAAATCTGCATCGTGATGGATTTCATAATACCCAACAATCGAAGGCACCGAATAAGCGAAACGCCCCAAATTGAGGAAATTAAACTCCAGCGGCTTCACCCGCACCTGCGCGGGCTGGACGGCGGCAAGGTCGGCGGGTTCATAGGTGGCGGCGAAAATCTCTGGCTTGCACGGGTAGAACTCCCCCTTCACACCCCTGATGATGTAGTCGCCAACATCTGCGTTCATAGTGCCTTCCAGCGTGTATATTTTCAGCCCTTCGCGATGGGCCAAATCTTCATACCTCTCCCACATCATACCAGCGTGGGATGAGCGGGTGTCTGGCGGTCCATCCGTAAAGCAGATCACGGCGCGAAGGTTGTCGCCTGTCCATTTGATTGCGTCGATTACGACAGGTTTCTTGCGGTAACGTTCCGGCGCGGTCATTTCTTTTCTCCGATCAGGGCGAGGATGGCTTCTTCCAGCAAATCGCAGCGCGTGACGATCAGCGCCCATGCTACGGCTTCTTCGCTGGTTTCAGATGCGCCAAGTTTCTTGCGCGCGGCCTCTGCATGTTCAGCGCATTTCGCAGCCGCCTCTCTCAGCGCGGCCTCACGGATCGCGGCGGGGTCAATGGTGGGGATGGCGCGCAACCCAACAATAGCAGTGTTCAGGCGATCTGCGCCGAAATCACACTCGGATGATGTCTCCCACCACCCATCAAGCGCATCTATTTCACGCTCTCCGATGCCTTTGAACGTTTCTGTCAGGCACGCAATCGCGGCGTCGAGTGGGATCAGGTCAGTCATATCGTCACCTCAGTCAGGTTGTCATCCACTCCGTCAAAGATCAAAAACCCGTCGCGGTATGTTGGCCTTTGCGATATTGTTATCTGCCACCAGTTTTTCCCGTGGTATCCGCGCAGATGCGCCACGGTGTCGCCATCATTGGCTTGGATTTCTCCGGCAAGGTCGGAAAACACTTGATCCGGCGAGACTTTAATATTTGTCTGGATCATCACACCCCGCCTTTCTTGCTGGCGGCGAGGGCGGCGCGCATCTTCACCACATCATCGTGCGGCAACAGGAATACGTTGCAATCGTCTTCGCCTAGCCACTCAATCAATCGTCTGATTTTTTCCGTTGCCTCACCGATGGTTTTACCACGCGCTTCCGCCTCCGCGATCAGCTTATCCAGCGCGGCGGTATGGTCGGCGGCAAGGTCGGCCCTGACGTATTCTGTGGCGTAGGGTTGATAGCTCTCGTGCGCCACGATTGTGGCACCGCCTTCATTCTCTGCGATATCGTCGGCGCTAAATGCCCAAATGCGTTCCGGTGCGGTCATTTCTTTTCTCCGATCAGGGCGAGGATGGCGCGCAGGGCTTCTGCGGTGTCGTTGCTGGCGTCAATCGCGCTGATCTGGGCTTTGATTGGGGATTTCCAGATGGCCAGATTAACTGCGCGGATTGCGGCGTCGAGTGGGATCAGTTTGGTCATTCCCCGTTCCCCCCTGCCCAGTATCCACGATAATAGGCGATCTCGACGTTATCCCGCATGTCGCCTAAATTCTGATTGAGTCGTGAAATTTCATCATCTTTGTCAGCCACAGCCTCCGCGATCAGCTTGTCCAGTGCGGCGGTCTGGTCGGGCGTGGCGAGGGCGCGCACTTCATCAGATGCAAACCTCCACTGTTCTACGTCACGCGCGCAATCGCAGTACCTAGCTGGATGCCCGCACGACCATTGGTCCGCAACTGCGTCCAGCGATTTTGCCGCCACCTCATACGCCGCAGCCGCAGCGGCATTGGCGCGGGTGAGGGCGGCCTCAAGCTGTTCAACTGTCGCAACAAGTTGCTCGATGTGGTTGGCGGCTTCGTTAGCAATTTCAGATTCTACACAGACAATCTGACCATCGCGATTTTGTTCAAATTCTTGGTAGCTTCTAAGTCGATTCACCAGATCATCCGTGCCTGCGGGGTGGGTTTCTTCGGTCATTTCAGACACCTCCATCTAATACGTTAAGTGCGACAATCATCAAGATTGTCCCCACAACATAACCAATCAAGATTGCAAATACAACCCAAAAGATTGACCTCATCACGAATTCCCATACAAAGGGTTACGGCCCATTCTCATATGCCACAAAGGACAAGTGAAGGACACACATTTACGTATCTCTGTGTTGTCACCTACACAATCAAGGCACTTAGCCCGAATGGCGTCTAGTGGTGACTTCTGGAAGATACCCTCTTCTTCTAGTCGTTGTCGTCCTACCTCAGTTGGGGTCTTTCCAATGAGTTCACCCATATCTGATTCATATGGGGATACCTTTAGGAAGTCATCACGTTTGCTTTTCATTTTAACTCCTCTTTGTTCATTCTTTCTCGCACAGACTAAAGCGATTCGTCAAGTCTTTTCGGAAGTTTTTGCAATCTTGTAGCATTGCCACAACCACAGCATAGGCTTCAACCTCTTCTTCTGTGTCATAATCCCAGCGAGGGATTTCACTTTGAAGGTATTTAAGACCTTGGAGGGTTTCATCCAAGTAGTCCATCGTAGCTTCCAAGGTGGTTTTATCCATGTTTCATCCATTGTAACAAAATGTGATCAGGTTTTACCCTTGACATTGGGAAACTACATCCCATGTATCTTTAGGGTTTGCCCCGCTGTGTATACTACCCCCTAGGGACAGATAACATCTACTGGTATACAGATGACTACCTGATCATCTATGGTCTATCTGATCTATAGGGTTAACAGACATCTAAAGAGTAAACATCTAGAACATAGGGTAGAACACACTACCAGTGTCTAGGTGATACTTCTTGACGCTCTGTGCTTCTTTCCTGAGTGCATCTGCTTGAGGATAAGCACCTGACCAGTCTAAGGCGTCGGCTTTCTGCTCTAGTGATCTGATATACGCATTCACTGGGACTACACCAAGGTTTTGTGGCATACACACTACGTGTTCTCCTTGTAGAATATGTGGTCACCATACTGGCCTAGCTTCACCAGACTATCAGCCCAGTAGGGTTTGATCTCAGTTGTGTGGTAATGGGTGGCCCCTGAGCCTAGCGTATTTCCACTAAGGGCATCTTGAGCCACAAGCATAGAAGTCTTCCAAGACTCGTCCATTAGAATTGTGTAGATGTTCAGGTGTGGGGTGACACCAGAGAACTGGTGTGGTGCAAAAATAACCCCACAGACTCCACCTGAATAATCATCTACAGCAGCCCTGTTGAGGACTACTTCAGCCACCAGAAGCTGCCCGTCAATAGGTTCACCACGAGCCTCTACATAGATGGCCAAAGCTAGGCACAGCGTGGAGATCAACGTGTCAAACCCCAAGTCACCACACGAGATTGGTAGAAGGACTTCCACTTGTCTGCATCTAGGTCATAGACAGTCACAAGGTCTTTGCTCTCAAGGTTGGTGGTGTGCAAAAAGACCTCATCAAAGGTCTTGGTGTCACCGGGCTTGAAGAAGTTGCAACGCATAGTGCGAACCTCATCACTATTGGCTTTGGTGAAGGATACCGTAAAGTCACGGTCACCGATAAAGACTGGCGTAAAGGTATCTACCATGTTGTCCATTGCAAGTTCCTCAAGTGTTTCCATAAGCATTCTATACGGCCTTCTTAGGTGATTCGTCAAGATTATTCTGATCAGTGACCGTAATAATGCTCTGATTTGTGGGAGATATTGATGCAGTCATCAAGCAAACCATCAGAACTATAGCCAAAAGATTCAAGGAGTTGAGCCACTTCTTGAGGATAACGCTTGATAACCTTTACCAGATTGTCAATGTCGATGCCTTCGTCAGACTCTACTCGTCCATAATCTTGTGACCACGGATCATTGTAGTAATCCACAGAACTGATAGGGCGTCGCTCACAGCTCTTATAGTAGTCGTTGTGCTTCATGCTACGATCTTTCCGAGCATAAGAAGCATACTCTTGAGTGCCAGCTACCCGCTTTGCCACCAACTTAGACCAGTCTGCATCGCAGAGTTGTTCGATCAAAGCCTCAAGGAAAACAAGGTCTTGCTTCTCATTCTTGGAGTGCTGATTGAAGTAGCCGACAGAGATGTTAGTGCATTCCGAGATGAAATCCGTGTATTCGTTGCTATCAGTGTATACACCTGTATCATCAGCCTTGAAACCAAGGTCCAAGATATCTGCTAGGCTTTGGGCGAATTCGTCAGAGCAAGTCCGCATAGAGGTTTGATGGGTGATGATCGAATCGTAACCCATACGGTCAAAGCTAATAGCGAAGTCTACATGGGACATCCACGAGGGGAAGTCTTTGACAAGGGCAGCGGAACCCAAGCAACCAATTTCTTCTGCTGCGTGGACCACATAGACACCGGGAACCTTAGCCTCGATCATCCTGAGCATGATATACACGCCAGTGGTGCAGTCTGCCCCAAGGCAATCACTGTTGCTAGGTGCCTTAACGAAGTCACCGTCAATGACAACAACTTGACGACCATCATTAGTGTGGACGGTATCATGGTGTGACATAAAAGCAACACGAGGACGGTCACCAATGATTATGTAGTAGTTGCCATGAAGATCGGGCTTACCAAAGACAGGCTCAAGGAACCTACGGCAGAATTTACCTTGACACTTGGAGTTCTGGGGACGCTTGTAGGCAAGCATGTCTAGCAGATTAGGTGCTTTATACCTCAGGGTGGAAAAGGTTTTGGTTTTGTGGTTATCAGCGTAGGTCATTGTAGTCCTTTCTTGTGGCCTGTTCGTCAGGCCCTTGTTCACTTTATGTAGACGAATCATGGTGGGTTGTCAAGAATTATTTTTGGTTTGATTATGAACCACAAACACAGGTTATGGTCCGTATTTGAACCCCAAATTTCCACTGTGGGGAGTGAACCCTTAATTTCCACCGTGGGGGTTTGACCACAAATTTCCACCGTGGGGGTCTAGTTGGTTCTTGTTTGTGGTTGTCGAATTGAATCGTCTGACCGTTTTTGGGGGAGGGTCATGTAAATACCCTATACGCTACCGGAATTGTCGTGATAGCGCTATCAACCTAAAGACTACCGGAATTGTCGTGATAATTTTATTTCTTAATTCAGGCTGATTTAGTTAAGCCTTATTACATACGAAAAGGGTCAGAAAAGCGGCTTTCCACCAACTGACAAAAGACAGCTTGACTCTTTGATTCTATACTTTTGGGTAGGTGATTCGCATACATCGAATCCTCCCCGTTTTTTGCGAACGCAATGGGCGCCCCAGCCCGCTCAAAACGGGTTCATAAGCCCTACATAGGGGAAGCAAAGCGATTCTGCAAGGGGAATCTTATGCAAAAACTAGGTTTCGCGGAATCAATACCAGAACCCCGACGGCAGCGCCCCTAGATCGGAACCCCGACGGCAGCGCCCCTAGATCGGAACCCCGACGGCAGCGCCCATGGGGCCTTGCCAAGCTACGAATCTTGCGCCATATAGGGGAAAGAGAAACCGCAACCTAGGGAATCATCCTATGACAGCCCAAACCACCTTGACCTATGAATCCGTAGTTGAATCGCACCTTGAATCCGCTGGAATCGCGGGGCTTGTAACTAAGGAAATATCCGGTAACTGGGTAACTTATTCTTACCCAGACAATGGGTTTTCCTGTGAATTTTTCTCTCTTCATGTTAGTGACGCGCAAGAGATTGTTCAAGAGGAAGCTAGTGCAATCCTGTTTTCCCAAATCATGCGCCATGCAACTCGAATCCAAGCTAACATAGCAGAAACAGCAAATCTGCACGCTATCGGAAAGATTCCTGCCGATATCGTGGCGGATTGGGTAGGTAAAACTAATTTCTTTGGGTCTGATTACCTAGTTGAGTTGCGCCATGTAAACCGCGCAATTCAAAACAAGATTTGCGACATTTTGACCGATTCCTATATTGAGATTGATAGGAAAGCCTATGCGAATCCGTCCGATGAAACCTTGCAATCTCAGTTTGCATTTACTAGACATTGGCGCACATATCAAGACCGCGTCTTTGATATGTTTCAATTTGCGCCTGCGATAGAAAACCCGCAACTTATGGCTTTCTACGAATCCCGCGCAAAGTATGACGCCCAGCGCCGGACCAGCGCAAAGCCTGCGCGGGCAATCAAGCGCGCCCTCCCATTTCTGACGGAAACGCAATGCAATGCCTTTGCAGTTTGGTATAAAGAGGAAATGACTCCTGTTGAATATACTATCTGTCAAGGTAAAACCCGCGAGTCTTTTTACCACGCCTATTGTTATGACCAAAGCCGCGCCAATGATGTCAACTACAGCCTTGTGCCGCACGATATCAAATCGCTCAGTAGTTCTTGTATGCGCCATACGCCGGATTACTGGGGCCTGCGCGCGCACCCGGCGGAATCGTATGCGTCTGGTGACTTCAAAGTAATTTTTGCCCAAGACGCAAAGGGCGGGATTGCCGCTAGGGTTGTGGTTTGCATTGCCAAGGGAAGATACATTCCCGCGCCCATTTACAGCCTGTCAGATAGCGCGACCCAAATGATTTGGGATACTCTGCTATCTGAAGGCTTTGACGTTGACTCCTATGATCCAACTTTTCAGGGCGCAAAGATTGCCAAGATTGATGCTGGCAATGGCAAGTATCTAATGCCTTACCATGACCTTGACTCTGAGGCCGAAGATTGTGGCGACTATTTCCGCATTGGCTCGGGTAGAATTGACATCCGCACAACTGGCGGTTCTATCTATCCTGAGCCTGAGGCTTATTGCCAATGCGAGGCTTGCGGATGCGATTGCGATGAAGACTCCACATACTACGGCGGGAATATGTCCTTGTGTGAATCTTGTTACGATAACCGCTTTGCGCCTTGCGGTTGCTGCAATGAAGATTGCGAGATTGACTCTATGCAATCCGTTTATACATCGCGCTATAGTTCGCACTACGTTTGCCAATCTTGCTTGGGTGCTGGTGACTACGTTTATTGTAACAATGTGGGTGAATATTCACATATCGATGACACTATCTACGTCGATTGCGAAGAAACCTTTATCCAGACTTGGGAAGCCGGCGATTACACGCGGTCTGATAAATCGGGGGAATATTTCCGTAACAATCAAATCTTGACGCTTCCCAATGGAGAAAACTGGACTCAAGATGAAATCAAAGAAGAAGGATATTTTGATATTGTCAAAACTTGGAGCGATGAACGCTTGGAATCCGTTTATACTTTGATTTTGAAACCTTACCTTGAACTGGATCACATTGGCAATGTAATCAATCGCCAGCTTGATCTAGAACTAGAAGCCGCCTAGACTCTACCTACCACAACCCACAATCAATCCGCCTTTACAGGCTAACCACACAAGAGGAATACCCCCTATGCAATCCCACGCAAATAACGCTTTCAACACCCCCGCAATCGCTTTCCTTGGCAAGCTGCCCACGGCTTGCGGCCCCAAGGTTTACCGCTTGGCAAAGGACGGGAATCACGCCGTCAAAGCCTTCGGTCCGTTGTTCACTCTGGCAAAAGCCGAGGCGTATCAGCGCGACATGATCCAAGCGGGTTTTGATGTCTTGGTCATCAATACGGCGAGCGGGGTGGCCTTCTAATGCAAGCCCTAGTTGATATCGCGCCTTGGATCATGCCGTTCGTTGTCCTTGCACTAGGCTATGCCATAGCATGCGACGATAACACATAAGCTAGCACCCTCTCGCATCCTACCTTAGCCCGCCTTGGTTCAATCCTTGGCGGGCTTTGCTTTGCGTGATGTTATGGGCTGCGACCCCTCAAACAAGGCCGCCTGATAGGGTCTAGCGTCTTGGGCCATGCCCCTACCTGACACCACGCTAGACGCGCCATAGGGGCTTAGATTGAGGGGTATTCCTTAGTCTTTGGTGGCAATGCTATAGGGCAGGCCCGTTGTGGATATGCGCCAATGGAATCAATCTTTTAGATAGTCGGATTGGTAAGATTCTTTGACCAATTTGGGGTGTAGAGTAAACTGATCGGTTTAGCTTAGGGGTAGCCGAATCACCTCTCTCCCTCAGAATTTTCCCGATTGTCAACACATTTATTGTGTAGAATCAGTGGTTTATTTTCCTCTACAACCTGTCAAGGGGGTTGACACCCGGCCATGGGTCCCTTGGAAAAATGGGGGTGATTCGGGGTTTGTTTGGTTACCCAGTATATGGCCAAGACAAAAAATTCAATCAGGGCAACAAATTATGTAGTGTTGCCAATAGGTTACACCCCTACCCCCGTGACTAAAGTATCACACTAATAGTATATTACCCCAATGGTAAAATCTTTTTTTTCGTATACCTAGGGTGACAAATATATCACACTTACATCTGACCTCAATGTGTTGCAAAAATAACACAATCATAAAATAAATCTGATCACGAATTGTTACAATATCCGTAACAAAAAGTGATAACCACCAAAAATAGAGTAAAGAGTCCCTAACTCATAACCACAACCCATTGTAAAGTAACAAATTATGTCGGTATGTAACGATTAACCACCACAAGAATAGAGATTTGCTCCCAGGGGGCCACCAAAAATACAGAAAAAAAATAATTTGTAGCCCTTGACAAACCCACAACTACAACCCATGTATCTTTAGGGTCTCCCCCGCTGTGTATACTACTGTCTAGGAATGAGCCTCTATACTCTATAGGGTCAACTATCATCTATGTGATCTTATATAGCCTATAGGTTTAACAATCATCTATTGGTATACAGACATCTACTGGTATACGGATGACTATATGATCATCTATGATCTGCATGAATACTCATGTTCTACACGAATAAGAAATGTAGAGCATACTACATTGGGTTGACGGATAACTATAGGTTAGCTGACTGTTATTGGTGGTCAGGCTTAAATGGGAGATGCTGTATGGGTTCCTACTTGGGGTTCAGTTGTGATGATTTGGTGGCTATGTTCGACTATGATCCCATTGAGGGTATTTTCACCCGTAAGTCTGATGGGAGAAAACTATTGGACTTCAAGTATGCTTGTCGGGATAGCCAAGGTAACACGGTGACTTTGTATCTGCACAGAGTCGCATGTGTTTTAGTGGACAACCTCTTCTTGAGTGACGACGACTGTGTTAGATTCAAGGATGGTAACCGCTTCAATATGGCCTACGACAACTTGGTGGTGGCAAAGAGGGCTGGTGATAACGAGCCTGTAAGTGAACACAAATATGTTGAGACTGCTACAGAGGGTGTGTTCTATAACCCTAAATCCCAGTTGTTTGTGGTTAGGAGGGGTGCCACCCAAGCCATTTACAGGACCTTTAATTACAAAGAGGCGATCTCCGTTAGAAAAGAATGGGAATTGGATAATAAAGTGCATAGATACGATTTTACTATGCCTGATTGGTTCAAAAACATTGGTCCTTACGTTAAAATCAAAAAGACTTGACAAAACTGTAACTACAACCTATATACACATCCACAAGCTGCAACCATCATACTTCCTCAATATATTTGAACGTGAATATAGGGTGCCGATGTGGCTTGACTTTATTTAGACCTTGCGAAGGACCAGACGTTGTAAGCTGGTAATCTTCGTAAAGGCACCTCACGCCATCTGGTAGCTGAATTAAAATGTCAGCAAGAAATCCAAGCGCACCCAGAGGGGCCACTACCTTATGTCTGTCGGTCCCTGTCGTGGTCTAGTCACCACGATACACCACAGACTTCTTGCTTGCCCGAAAAAGAGTTTGTAGTAGGGCTACTAGACAACACCAGAAACTCTGAGAGATCGTTTGTGGTTTCAACACCCATTAAGATCGTCTGTAGTGTTGTCTATTTATCGGTGATGCAGTGTAGTTCTGCCGGGAGTCTCCAAAACTCTTAGACAGGGTGCAAGTCCCTGCACCTTTGCCAATTCACTGTTGTGGCTCAATGGCAGAGCGAACAACTACCAAATCGCCACCTAAGCATTGCTGGCGATGCAACGGATTTGTAACCCGAAGATAGAGTGTTCGATTCACTCAGGTGGCACCAATTCATATCACCTACAAGCGATAATCTTCAAATATTGCTTCTAGGCTATACCCTAGTTACAAATACTGGGACAATAACAATTAGAGTCTGAGGTTTCGTAACATGGCTGAGAAGCTGAAGCACAATCTTAAAATAGCGACATACATTCGCAAGGCCATCCGGGCTGGTGTGTCGATGAAGGTCATCTTGGATAACATCCAGACTTACGAACATGCACCAACATCCATGAACGGCATGTATAAGACCTATCGTGATGATATCGCTCAGGCTCGTGCGGATATCCAAGAGGCTGTTGGCGCTGTTGTTGTGGCTAAGGCACTTGATGGTGATCTCAAGGCTGCTGAGTTGTTCCTGCGTAGCAAAGCTGGTTGGTCACCCACTCAAACTGTTGTTGAAGTTGACAGTGAAGTTGAGACTGAGCAGACATCCGCTATTGATGACCTAATTGCACTTCTTGGTGTAAAAAATAAGGTAGACGATGCCGAGTAAAGTTTGTTGCTCTTGTAAGGTTGAAAAACCTGTTGAAGAGTTTAATAAGAACAAAGCTCAAAAAGGCGGTTACCACAATTCTTGCAGGTCTTGTAAGAAAATCTCTGATAAACTATACAGAGAAAACAATAGAGAAAAAGTGGCGGCTGGTAAACGTAAGTGTTATCTTGAGAAACGAGAGCACTACGACGCAAAAACCAAAGAGTGGGTTAAGAATAACCCAGAGGGTCGAAAACGGATTGTCAACAACTACTACAGCCAAAACCAAGAAGAGATTCTTGAGAAACAATCTCTGTATCGCTCTGAAAATAGAGAAATATGCAAAACCCGCATAAAAAGTTGGGCGGAACGTAATCCCGACAGGCTACGAGCTAAAGACGCACGGCGTCGTGGTAATCAGCTAAAGGCCCAACCAAACTGGTTAAGTGAAGAGCAGAAAAAACAAATAGATGACGTTTACACCCTAGCAAGGGATTGCGAATTGGTTAGCGGCGAAAAATATCATGTTGATCACATAGTGCCCCTTCAAGGTAAGACTGTCTGTGGTCTCCATGTTCCGTGGAACCTCCAAGTATTGCCCGCTAGTCTAAACATTAAAAAGAGCAACAAGTATAATGGCTGGTAAAAACGGACTTTCGCTACACGCTGATGACCTTCGTTCGATGGGTAAAGATGTAGCGGAAGTTCTCCAGCAACTTGACCCTAAGAAGGCCGAAGAGCTTCGCTACAATTACCGCTTTTGGGCAAGACCCGAACAAGTCCCACCAGAAGAGGGTGACTGGAACGTGTTTTTAGCCCTTGCTGGTCGTGGCTGGGGTAAAACGTGGGCTGGCGCTCAGTGGTGCCGTGAACAAGTTAAACTAGGTAAACGCCGGATCATGGCTGTTGCCCCGACCAACTCGGACTTAGAAAGAGTCATGGTTAAGGGGGAGAGCGGGTTCCTCGCTATCTGTTGGGCAGGCGATAAAACTTACAAGGGTGCCCATATGGGCTATCCTGAGTGGTCTCCCACAAAGCGGACTTTGTCTTGGGCAAATGGGGCCACAGTAACTTTTTACTCTAGTGAAGAGCCGGAGCGCCTTCGTGGCCCTCAAGGCGATGCAGCTTGGATTGACGAGCTTTGCGCTTGGAATAAAGACCGTGAAACCTATGACATGTTGCAGTTTTGTTTGCGACTTGGCAAACACCCACGTATTTTTATTACGACAACACCGAAGCCTACAAAACTCCTTCGAGACATCCTAAAGAGTAATAAGACAAAGGTCGTCACTGGTTCTACATTTGATAACTCTGCGAACCTTGCAGACACCTATCTAGAAGCTGTCAAAACTCAGTATGAAGGCACTCGGCTAGGTCGTCAAGAACTCTACGCAGAGGTTATGGACGAAGCGTCTGGTGCCCTCTGGAACCGTGCGGTTCTTTCAACATGTGAAACAGAAATCAGTGATCCTGTCGAGTTTGCTACTACCCTTGCTAGGGTTGTGGTATCTGTTGATCCGGCTGTCACAGCGAATGCTGAATCTGACATGACGGGTATCATCGTTGCGGGTATTGACCTCAACGGAACTTGCTATATTCTTGAAGATCACACAGATCGGTATACCCCTGAAGGTTGGGCGACAAAAGCAGTAGAACTCTATGAGAGATTTTCTGCTGATCGTATTGTAGCTGAAAGGAACCAAGGCGGCGATATGGTTCGACACACACTCCAAACAGTTAGTGATGTGGTTCCTATTCGTCTTGTCCATGCTTCCCGTGGTAAATTTGCTCGTGCAGAACCTGTATCTGCCCTCTATGAGCGTGGTAAGGTCAAGCACAATAAAGGTCTTGATGCACTAGAAGATCAAATGGTCCAGTGGGAACCCATGGGTTCTATTGGTTCACCAGATCGTCTGGATGCCCTAGTTTGGGCCATTACCGACCTTTCCCTTAAAGGGGTGGCTAAACCAGAACTTAATTTGGCCTATTCCGATGCGAAAGGTCTTTCTTTACGGCAATAGCATCGCTTTAGAAGCGCAATTTAGGAAATAGAAACATGGCTAATTATGTTGATTTGACCTCTGGTATGGTCCGTGACTGGATTCCGGTTACACCCAATGACTCCACGAATAACATGGGTGCAAGCGCAGTTAATCAAGTTATAGGATTCTATGTCACCAATGGTGGTGCTGTGGTATTTACGGTAGATGGTACAGACCGCACTGTAACTTTTCCGTCTAACTTCTATGTGAGCTGCGCTGGTGTTACGCGCATTAAATCGACTGGCACTACCGCAACTGGTATCCACTCGCTGGTAATCTGATCTCAAGGAAATCAATATGCCCTCTATTGCTATTCCTGTGTCCCTGAGAGGGCAACTTCTTTCTGGCGCTCGCCAAACTTTGGCTAACATTTTGTTCTCTGCCAACGAACCCGGTTTCACCTTCGAGCCTTGGGATATCACTACGCTGTATCAGGACCGCGCAGGAACCATTCCTGTGACTGCTGCGGGGCAGAGTGTGGGATACCGCCGTGATAAATCCGGTCGCGGCAATCACCAAGTCGCCGTAAGCGATGCCAAGCGCGGCGTGTATGGCTGGATGCCCAAGACGGGGCGGCGGAACCTGTTGAACGCGACAGATACCCTGTCAACGCAGTCTGTGACTGTAACCGCCGTAGCGCATACATTGGCATTCACTGGCACGGGAACGGTGACGCTTTCCGGCGCGTCAACTGCGGGGCCTCTGGTCGGGACAGGCGCGGGCAACCGCGTGACGCTGACCTTCACGCCCACGGCGGGCAGCTTGACGTTGACCATTAGCGGAAGTGTGACGCTGGCACAGCTTGAGATCGGATCATCAGCCACCACCTATCAGCGCGTCAATTCGCAATATGATATCACAGAAGCTGGCGTTCCGACCTGCTACTACGTCCAAGCGGACGGCGTGGATGATGCCTATGTGACCCCGACGATTACGCCAAACACGGATAAGGTTCAGGTATTTGCTGGGGTGCGGAAACTGTCGGATGCGGCGTCTGCAGTGTTTTTGGAATACAGCGCCGATCCTAACGTGAACCCCGGATCGTTTTATGTTATTGCTCCCGTTATTAGCGGCGCAACGCGGTCATACGGTGCCGCCTCTAGGGGAACCGTGCTTGCTACCTCGTTTATGACTGGGAATACTCTACCTGCTCCAAACTCAAGCGTTTTGACGTATATTGCTGATATTTCGGCGGATACATCTATTCTTTACGCGAACAGAATACAGGTAGCGACATCTTCAGTTGACCAAGGCACTGGCAACTACCTCGCATATCCAGCCTACATCTACAGCCGTAGCGGAACATTGATTCCATTCAACGGCTTAGACTTCGGCCATGCTGTCCGTTTCGGCCCGAACCTTGACGCGGCAACTATTGCACGGGTTGAAGCCCTGATTGCCCGCAATACTCCGGGGGTGACGCTATGACAAGCGCCGTTTTGATCCTACCCGCCGCATATCGTGACGCTGGAAACGCCTTCGGGGTGGCACAGGGATGGGGCGAAGGCAATTTCTCTGTGCCGCTATCTGCCACCGGGCTAGAGCCTGCGACGCACTACGGATGCCGCCCCGACGTTTCACAGGATTTTCTTAACCTCATGGCCGATCCGCCCGTCGAAGCCGTCCCGCTACTTGCCGTGATGGTTTCCAGTTTTGCGGATAACGTGCAGCCCTATGACCACTGGGTGACAACACTAGAAGCAAACAATCTGATGCGGGTAGATGTTGAAACCCTGTGATCAAAACCAATAAAGAGCAAATCCCAATGAAGAAACTCTCCGAAACAAACGCAAAGATTGAACTCGGTGTTTCTGGGCGCAGCACCTATACAGGTGAAATTCGTGCAGATGAGTTCCTTCAAGAACTTCGCGGTAAAAAAGCCATCCAGAAGTTCAAAGAGATGCGTGACAATAATGCCATTGTTGGTTCTGTCATGTATGCTGTGGAACAAACTCTTCGGGACGTTGAGATTAAGATCAAGCCCGCCGATGACAGTGAAGTTGCCAAGGCCGAAGTAGACTTCTTGCAGTCTGTCCTTGATGACATGGACCACAGCCTTGATGACCACATCTCTGAGGCTCTCTCCTACTTGACTTATGGTTTTGGGTGGTTTGAGGTTGTCTACAAGCGCCGTGGTGGTGAACTGCCTAGCCCCAAGAAAAACTCTAAGTTTAGCGATGGTCGTATTGGTATTCGTAAGATTGCCATCCGTGCCCCTTGGACCGTAGCCCACTTTGAAGTTGACCAAAACTCTGGGGAAATCCTTGGTGTGTGGCAAGACGCTACATGGGGTAAAACCCCCGTGATGATCCCCACAGAGAAGTCCATCTATTACCGCACCACAAGCCTAAATAATGACCCCTCTGGCCGCTCAGTTCTCAGGAACGCATATGTCAGCTATACTTACCTCAACAAGATACAAAACTATGAAGCTGTGGCTATTGAACGAGAACTTCATGGTGTCCCTATTGGGCGTATGCCTGCTGAATACCTGAGCAGCGATGCCACCAATGATCAGACTGCTCTGCGGACCCAGTTTGAGCGTATTCTTCGTGATCTGAAGAACAATGATCAGGGTTATGCACTTCTGCCCTCTGACCTCTATGTTGATGCTGACGGTAAACCCACAAATCAACGCTTGATGGATATCGAACTGATTACCGCTAATGGTTCTCGTTCTATTGAGGTTGACCCTGTGATCAAACGATATCAGCACGATATCGCTCGTAGCCTGATGGCTGAGTTCCTGATGCTTGGGAGCAGTGGTGGCTCGTATGCCTTGTCTAAAACCAAGACAGACCTTTTCCTACGTAGCCTTGAGAGTTACATCAACAACATCGTTGACGTGCTTAATAAGCAGCTAGTTGAGCGCCTATGGCAACTGAATGGTCTGCCTTGGGAGACTATGCCTAAACTGGTCGCTGGTGATGTGGCACCCCACGATCTGCGTGAGATTTCTTCCTTCCTTCGCAACCTTAATGGTGCAGGTATTGAGGTCCAAGATCAAATTGAGGTTGTCACTGACCTCATGGGTGTGGCAGAGATTGATTTTGATCCCATCAAGTATCAACAAGCCTACCAAGATCGCAAACTAAAAGAGCAACAAGCTGCTGCGGCAAACCCTGCTATGCCACAAGGCTAACAAGGAGTGCCGCAATGACTTGGGGTAAACTAAACTTCGAGAACAATTACTTTGCCATTGCAAAGGGTGAGGCCTCTGAAAACTCTGTAGTGTTTACTAGTGGTAAGAATAATCAAGTTGATGCCGGAGCTGTTCCAGAAACTGTCTGGAATGTTGGTGGTGCTTATCCTTGGTCCGCTTGGAATGGTTCCGGTAAAACCCTCTATATTGCCTCTACGTCTGCTTCAGACATTTATAGTGTTATCCTGAATGGTCTTGATGAAGACTTCAAACCTCTGACACTTGTGGTGCCTATCTCTGGGACAACCACTGTCAACACAGGTGCAGTTAAGTTTAGGCGCTTGAACAGTGCAATCTACATGGATAGTGGGGCTTCTAACGTAGGCACAGTGACTATTCGAGTGGACTCTGCTTCTGGGACTATCGTTGGTCAAATGACACCCGGACAAGCCGCTACTTCCAAGGCCATCTACACAGTCCCTGTTGGTTACACGGCCTACAGTGTATACGGTGACTTCTCTTGTAACAAGAATGAAAACGCAGAACTTGACGCTCGTTGGCGTTTTTATGGCTCTAGTTTCATCACTGTATATGCCACAGAGGTCTACCAACAACACATCTCTACCCTGCCACCCATACCCGGTGCTATCCCAGAGAAAACAGATATCGATAATCAGGTTGCCCTAGTTGCAAATAACGGAACCCGTGTCTACTCAAATCAGCAACTTATCTTGGTGAGAAACGATGCCCTACACGTCTAATGATGCTTTGCCAAAAGCTGTTCGGGGTAAACTCTCCGCCCACCAACAAACAGTCTTCCGCAATGTCTTTAACTCCATGATGTCTGAAGGGGGCATGACTGAAAGTCGAGCCTTTGCGGGTGCGTGGTCTCAAGCCAAACAAGCCGTAGAGAAAGCCTTGCATCAAGGTAAAGAAGTCACTCTGGATAAACCCTTCCGTCTACCCGAAGGGTCTAGCAAGAAGTTCGGTGTATACGTAAAGAGCGGCGATGGCGTCAAGAAGGTTACCTTTGGTGACCCCAACATGGAAATCCGCAGAGATGACCCAGAGGCTCGTTCTAACTTCCGTGCGCGACATTCTTGCGATACTGCCACAGATAAGACCTCTGCCCGTTATTGGTCGTGCCGTCTTTGGTCGGATGAAAGCGTGTCTGATATTGTGAAGTTTGAAGACCCCATCTCAGAGATGACTAAGGTTGAAGTTGAGGGTCAAATCCTCAAGGTTAATAACGAAGAGCGTCTCGCGTATGGTTGGGCCTATGTTTCCACCAACAAAGGTGAGTTGAGCCTTGATCACAGTGGTGAGTTTATCCGCCCTGACCAACTGGCCAAAGCTGCCACGAATTTCATGCTCTCCATGAGAACAGCCAAGAGAATGCACTCTGGTGAAGCCATTGGTGAAGTAATCCACTCCATGCCTTTGACAAATGATGTTACTAAGGCATTGGGTATCCAGTCTGACCGTGAGGGCTGGGTCATTGCAATTCGCGTTAATGATGATCAAGTATGGAAAGAGGTCAAGGCTGGCAAACTTTCCAGCTTCAGCATTGGTGGAAGGGCTTTGAAAGAACATGCAGAGTAAGATTTGCTCAGTTTGTTGTGTAGAGAAAGAGTTAGAAGGCTTCTATAAAACAAAAGACGGCAAGTTTGGCAGGCACTCTATGTGCAAAGAGTGTTTACTCGCTAAAAATAAAGTAAGTCGGGATAAAAATAAGGGCAAAGACAAGGCCAGAAGGCAAGCCTATTACCTCGAAAACAAAGAAGCCATAGATAAAAAGAACCGAAAGAATTATTTAGCAAACCGTGAAGACAGATTAAAAACATGCAAACGGTGGAAGAAGTTAAATCATCACAAGGTTATTTCTAGCGCGTCATTGCGAAAAAAGAAGATTCGCGAGGCTGCCCCAAAATGGTTGTCACCTGAACAAAAGTCATTTATAGAAAACTTCTATTGGCTCGCTAAAGATTTGGCGGCTGTATCTGGCGAGACTTACCATGTTGACCATATAGTCCCTCTTCGTGGGGAAAATGTGTGTGGTTTGCACGTTCCGTGGAATTTACAAATACTTCCTGCGGATATAAACTTAGCTAAAAGTAACAAACTGTTACAAAAGGAGTTGGTATAATGCCCACCGAACTCGTAAACTTGGAACTTGAAGAGGTTTCCTTGGTCGATATGGGTGATGACCCACTCGCTAAGATCGCTATCTTCAAAGCCACCCCAGAAGGGAAAGACATGGAAGAAGAGATTGAAAAAGGTATCTCCATTGAGATTGAAATCAAGACCCCGGAAGAGGAAATGATGGACGCACAGATGGAAGCACGACAAGAGATGGCGAAAGTTGGACCTTGTGAGAATTGCACAGACCCGACTTGCCAAGGTTGTGACGGTGCTGCAATGGAAACTGACAAAGCCTGTGGTGATAAACCTATGCGCAAGTCGTGGAAAGCAGAAGCCCTTGAACTTGAAGAAGTTAACAAGATGCTTCTCGAAGAAATCGAAACTCTGAAGGGCAAGGTTGCAGAACTCGAAACTGCCCCTGTTGAAAAAGCCGCAGAGGAAACGATTGAGGTTGGTGGCGAGATGGTGGCTAAGTCCGCGATTCCGACTCCCGTCCTTAAACAACTAGAAGAGTTGCAAAAAGCCCGTGAGGTTGAAGAACTCCGTAAACGCGCCGAAGAGGTTCTCCCGAATTTCAAAGGGACTGCTGATGAGCGCGGTAAACTGCTGAAGTCGATTGGTGGCGATGAAGTGCTGCTGTCGATCCTTCGTGCCGCTGATGCTGCTTTTGCTGGCATCTATCAAGAAGTTGGCAAAACAGACGCAGAAAACGATCTCAAAACGCCCGCTGACAAACTGAACGATATTGTCAAAGCACGGCAAGTTGAGAAGAAGGAAGACTTCTACAAAGCGTATGCTGCTGTCATCAAAACTGCTGAAGGTAAGTCCCTTCTGCTTGAAACCTACAAAAAGTAAATAAGGAGCCTTTATCATGGCATTTACGGAACGCATGGCCACCCGCACCTACACTTCGGGCTCGGCTTTCTCGCAATTCACTTTTGTTACTCTCGCTGCTGATGGCCAGATTGACAACTCGTCTGCAAGCGTCCGCACTGATGGCGTCGCTCTGCAAGCAGCTACTGCCGCAAACCAAGCCATCACTGTTGCCTACGATGGCCGTGTGACGGTTCTGGTTGGTTCGGCTGGTGGTATCGCTCGTGGCGATGCTGTGGCAGTTGACGCGGCTGGCAAAGCCAAGAAAGCGGCCTCGACCAACATTATCGTTGGTTACGCAACTGAAGCTGGTGCTGCTGGTCAGATCATCACGGTTGAACTGTCCCGCGCTGAAGCTGCTGCGGCCTAATCGAGAAGCGTAGCTTCGCTACTCTAGTTTAATAAGGAATACCACAAATGGCTATGTTGAATGCTGGCGCTGTCCATATTGACGCCCCCCTCACTAACCTGACGATTGCCTACCTGCAAGACGCAAATGGCTTTATTGCAGACCGGGTTTTCCCCCGTGTTTCGGTTGCTAAAAAGACCGACAAATACTACATCTACAACCGCGCTGACTTCAACCGTGTGGGTCAAGTGCAGCCTCGTGCACCGCGCACCCAAGCACCGCGTGTTGGCATGACCCTCTCGACCGATACCTACTCGGCAGATGTCTTCTCGCTGGCCACCGACTTCGACTTCGAGACGCTGGCAAACGCTGACACCGCTCTGGACATTCGTTCGGCTGGTTCGCAGATGCTGACCCACCAACTCCTGATTGACCGTGAGATCAAATGGGCTTCAACCTTCTTCGCAGCTTCGGTTTGGGGCACGGACTGGGCTGGTGTTTCGGGTTCGCCCTCGACCAACCAAGTGCGTCAGTGGTCGGATTACACCAACTCGACCCCGATTGTTGATGTGACCAACATCATGCGCACCGTGCAACTGAAGTCGGGTGGTTTCAAACCCAACGTTATGGTTGTCGGTAAAGAGGTCCGCGACACTCTGGTTAACCACCCCACGATCCTCGCCCGTCTGAATGGCGGCGCTACCGTGACGAACACTGCTCTGGTGACTGACGCCAAACTGGCTGAAATCTTTGATGTGGAAGAGTTCCTCGTCATGGAGACCGTGAAGAACACGGCTCTGGAAGGTCTGACCGAATCCAACGCCTTCATTGGCGGTAAGTCGGCTGCTTTCTACTATCGTCCGCGCGCTGCTGGTCTGATGGTCCCCTCGGCTGGTTATACCTTCACATGGGATGATCTGGGCAATGCTTCGGGTCAGGGCATCACGATCAAGTCCTACACTGGCGACTATCTGGCCATTGATGGTGTGGCTGAAGTTCTGGAAGCAAACCTTGCTTACGACCACAAAGTTGTGTCGTCGGACCTCGGCGCTTTCATCGCTACCGTTATCGCCTAATAAGGGAGAGAGAGGATGAACCCGACACATTCTCTCTTTTTCAACCCTTCTCGGCCAGTGTTTGTCAAAGTTGATGGCATCCAGATGGCCGGGAAGATTTGGAAGAGGGGCGAGAGGTTTCAGTGGGAGTTCTTTGGGACACCGCATGACACCATTCAAACGATGTTCTATCAAGACTTTCTTCACCACAACGAAGAACTTGAAGATGAAGCAGTCAAAAAGATTGCTGTTGGTGATGGACTAGAAGACCTGTCCATTGATCAACTACACTTGATGGTTGACAATATCAACGGTAAAGTCAAACTCAAGGCAAAACACAACAAAGAGTTTCTTCAAAAGAAATGCCCAACCTCACGAGTTAAAGATAAGCAAATTGGTCTTATTCGTCGGTGGCGTAGTGCTTATGGGGAAATGGAAAACTGAACGAGGGCGACTAGATGGCTTTTACATATTCTGCGTCTGATTTGAATACCACGACTGCATCTGGTCGCCTCAATTCCGTTCGCCTTTTGGTGGGAGATACAGATAGTTCTGATCCCCTAGTCCAAGATGAAGAGATTACGTTTGCCCTTTCACAAGCAAACAACAATGTCTACTACGCGGCGGCTTGGATTTGTCGAGTGATTGCAGCCAAATTTAGCCGTATGGTTACCACACAACTAGATGGCGCACTCTCTGCCAATTACAGTGACCGTGCAAAGCAATACCAACAACTGGCCACACAAGTTGAGGCACAAGGTAAAAAGACTTCTGGCAAGTCTCTTGGTGTCTTTGGTGGTGGTATCTCTGTTGCAGCGGTAGAGGTCAACAACCAAGATTCGGATCGTGTCCAACCTGTATTCACGATTGATCGCTTTGATAACCCAGAAGCGGGTGACCCCCTGATTGCGAGTGAACCAAATGGCGTTTGATCCGTTCACTCTTCGTCAGTTGATCAGAGAGCATGGCCTCAGTCTGACACTAAAAAAGAGGGTTGCTAGTTCGTATGATACAGCCACAGGGACAGTCACTCAGACTGAAACAAACTACGCAGTTCGTGGGTATTTTTACGACTACACACCCAGTATGATCGACGGTATCTCTGTTCTTCGTGGTGACCGTCGCCTTGTCCTCGATGCAAGGCAAATAGATGGCACAGATACCCCTGCACCAGATGCCACAGACCAGATTGTAGGTCTTGGGGACACAGTGAATATCGTGAAGGTTTCGGAGATCAAGTCAGGTAGTGCTGCAATGTGCTACCTCCTTCAAGTGAGAGAGTAAGATGGTTCAACGCTCAATGGCCGCTCTGCTCAAAAAGGTAGAGGGCGACTTAGATAAAGTCCGAGACGAGTTTCTCTACAATGTTGCAGAAGACTTGGTTATGTCCTCTCCGATCTTGACTGGGACATACGTTAGGAACCACTCTATTACGAACACCACAGGTTCTGGTGGTAAACAGAATTCCCACGGCAAACCCCTAGACAATGGAACTGCCGTATCAGACGCCATTGACAAACTAGGTGGGCAGATCAAAGGTCTTCCTGAAGGGACTACTCAAGTCTATATCGCCAACAGAAGCCCTTATGCAAACAAAGTTGAGTGGGGTGGTTGGGGGACAAAGAGTCCATACCAAGTCTATACTGGTGTCAGAAGTCGAGCAATGGCCCACCTAGAAGACGCAATCAATAAAGTGAAAGGGAGCCAATGACGATCATCAATGACATCAGGGCTTGCCTAGACAACCACTTGGCTACAGCAACAGGGTTGCCACCCATTGCTCGTCAGAACGTCCCGTATCAAGCCACAACAGGCTCTTCCTTTATCAAGGCCGACCTTGTCCCTACCCTACGTAGACCTGCTGTTCGTGGTCTCAACCCACAACAACGCTATGATGGCCTCTACAATCTGTTGATCTGCACACCTGAAGGGCTTGGACCCGGTGCTGGATACGACATTGCAGACCTCTTGCTTGACAGATTTAACGCCACAACCGATGTATCTTATGGTGGTTATATCGTCAGTATCGACTACTCCGAAGTCAGGACGAGTTTCCTTGACTCCCCATTCTATTGCACACCAGTTACGGTTGCATGGTATATTTACAGATAACAAAGGAAACTAACTATGCCCTTCGCACAAGGTAGCCGCTCTGGCCTCTCGTATGTTGCTGAAACTGTTTTTGGCACTACCCCTGCCACCCCCTCTCTGATCCAACTTCCCTTCACAACTCATTCGCTTGATCTGACCAAAGATCGTGTGCAGGGTAATGATATTCAACCTGACCGTATGCCTCGTGTTGACCGTCATGGTAACCGCACCGCAACTGGTGATATTGCTGTTGACCTCCGTAAAGCTGACTATGACCCGCTCTTTGAATCAGCTTTCATGTCCACCTTTTCGACCAACGTCTTGAAGATCGGCACAACCACCAAATCCTTCTCTATTGAAGATGCAGCTACAGACATTACACAGTTCCGCCTGTTTACGGGTATGACTGTATCTTCTATGGCTGTTTCGATCAAGCCCAACCAGATGGTCACTGGCACGTTCAGTGTGATTGGTAAGAATATGACCATCTCTGGCACATCTGTAGACGCGGTAAAGACTGCTGCTTCGAGCAACCAACCTTTTGACGCTTACTCTGGCACCCTCAAGATTGCTGATGCTGGTGGTGTTTTGGCCTCTTCGGCTATTGTGACGGGCTTTGACTTTACCCTGAATAACGCCCTTGCCCCCACCTTTGTTGTTGGTTCTAGCACGACACCTCAACTTGAGTATGGCATGGCGACAGTTGAAGGAACAATCACAGCCTATTTCGAGGATGCCGCGCTGATCAACCGCTTCCTTAACGAGACCCAAACGGCTCTTGAGGTTTCTGTGGACGACCCCACTGGCGTCTCGGATTACACCTTCTTGTTCCCGCGTGTCAAGATCAACGGTGCCTCGGTTCCTGTGGACAACCCGACTTCGCGTATCATCAGCCTCCCTTTTGTGGCACTCTACGACACGACAGAGGCCACCAATATTAAGCTGACTCGCTCGACCTAACAGAATCCCCACTTAGGGTAAACTAATCCTCGCTTCGCTGCGGGGGCAGGGTGGTGCTACTTGTCGGGGGTGGCCCACCCGTTTAACTCTTATCCCGGCTCAATGAAACTGAAGGACCACCCGACATGGCCGACCTATTCAACTTGATCCCCTCTGGGGACACTATCACTGTAACTCTGAAGCACTTTGCTACCGATGAACCCCTGCTGAAAGACGATGGCAAAGAAATGACCATCACTGTATATGCACCTCACTCGGCTCAATACAAAGAAGTGCTTCACGAACAAGTCAACAAACGTATCCAGAAAGCCTCTAAGGGTAAGAAAGTTACCTTTACCGCTGAAGATATGGAAAACTCGACTTTGGACCTGTTAGCTAAAACCACAAAAGAGTGGAATATCCAACTTAATGGCAAGTCCCCGAAGTTCTCTGTGGCTGATGCCATTGATCTTTACACGAAGTTGCCGTGGTTGCGTCAACAGGTTGTGGAAGCCCAAGAGGATTACTCAGCTTTTTTGAAGACCTGATCCTTGACCTAGAGGAATATGCAGAGTGGGATTTCAAACTCTCTATTCCTGACAAAGAGGGTATTACTGAGCGGCAGCATTTAACTGAAGTAGAAAGGCAGTCTGGGCGAACTCCATTGGCTCTACAGGGACCAGAATTCCCTGAGTTATTGGAACACGTCTGGGCTGCTTTTTTATTGCTCAATCAGACCCGTGGTCAAGGCTTCAATGGCCCCTTACCCATCAGCTACCAAGAGATTGATGCTTGGAAAAGAATGACAGACAATAAACTGCTCCCTTGGGAAATAAACGCAGTTAAAAGACTAGACGCAGTTTACTTGAGGGTAGTTAGCAAATGAGTGATCTTGGCACAATCGGAATTGTTGTTGAAGTCAAAGGCCGTGATGCACTCCGTCAAATCCAATCGGATATGGATGCTGTAGATCGTTCTACAAAAACTGCGGCCCAGAGTTTCGCTGCTTTTGAACGTGCTGGGTTGAAGAGTGCAAACACCTTCAAGTATATGGCACAAGAGACTAAAGATTGGCTACGTGACCAACAGCGTATCTTGAGCATCAAAGACCAGTCTGAGAAGATTGCCCAGAAGCAAGCCCAAGCAGAAGCCAAGATTACTACTGAGATTGTTAAACAACGTCAAGCAAGTGAACAAGCCGCTGCTGCATCTGCCAGAGCCTATCAGTCTCAAATTGGTGGTAATCTTGGTTTGGGTGCTCAAGGTATCTCTGCTGGTGCAAGTGCCTCGGCTATGGAAGCTGAGATTGAACGTCTACGGCAAAAATACGACCAAGTTTACGCTGCGTCCCGCCTTTATGAATCTTCTCTCAAAGAGTTGAACCGGGCACATATGCTTGGTGTGACCTCTACCAAACAGCACGAAGCTGCTGTAGAGAGTTTGAACCTTGAGTATCAAAACTTCCAGAACAATGCTGGTGACGCCAGCAACAGGTTCTCGCAGCATATTCAACAAGCGTCTTCCCGCCTAAACCAGTATGGTGTGGTCACACAGCAAGTTGGTTATCAGGTCGGAGACTTTCTGGTGCAGGTCCAGTCTGGCACAAACTGGATGGTTGCCTTTGGCCAGCAAGCCACACAGTTGGTTGGTGTCCTCCCCATGATGGGCGCGGGGTTCTTGGGCCTTAGCACTGGTGGCCTGATCGCCCTTAGCACGGGCCTTGGTATTGCCATCCCACTGGTTACTGCCCTTGGTGCCGTCTTTATGCGGACTGGGGAAAACGCTAAAGAGGGTAGCCTTGGTGTTGAGACCTATAAAAACGCACTGTCTGCACTCAACTCAGAGATTCAAAAGAATCAAGAGGGTTTCCTTAAACTAAAGTTTGATACTACTTCTTCTGGCCTAGCCTTGGCAAGCCAAGAGATGGAAGACTTGAGCAAGAAGATACCCATCGTAAGGGCAGAACTTGACGCTCTTTACATGGCAACTGCACAGGCTGGTGGTATCGATCTTGGGGCTTTGTTTAACGATGAAGCAGATCAACTGGCCGCAAGCCTAAAGGTAATGGAAGATAGGCTCTTCCTCTTGAATGCTCAAGCTGAAGCCCAGCGTATGATCAACGGTGAAATGTCTGTTGCTGGCGGTTTGAATAAGGCGGCTATTCTAGACAAACAACAGGAACTTAGGGCAGCAAAAGAACTTGAGGCTTCTCTAGTTGTTGCCTATGGGGTCTACGCTAAAAGTCGGACGGAAGGGGAAGCCCTTGCGAAAGCAGCAGAAAAGGCTGGTGTCTCTGCTGCACAACTATCCCACATCGCTTTCTCTAATATCTCTAGTGCGGCTAACGAAGCCCTGCGCCTTGCTGGTAACCTTGGCATTTCTCTTGATACTGCTACAAAACTAGCTGCTATGGGTGATCAGGGTATCCCAACTGACCCCTCTGGAAAAACCTATAGTGGTCGTGGTAATGCGTTACCTACAGCAGAAGACCTCTACTCCATGCGATATGGATACACGTCCCCACCCAGTGGTGCTGTCGGTAGTGGTTCTGGTGGAGGTGCAGCAGGTAATGCTGGGCTTGAAACCCTCATCAATAGCCTACAGACTGAGCGTGAGGTTATTGACCAATGGTATGCAGAGAGTCAAGCATCCCTGCAATCTGCTTCTGATGCAGAATTGGCCATCATTGGTGGTCGTCACGAAGCCGAACTTCGTCTTGAAGAGGAACACCAAAAGCGCCTTGCTGGTATTAAAGAGGCTGGCAACAAGAGTATGTTGGAGACTACCTTGAGTGGTGCAGGGGAAATCCTGAGTGCCTTGGGTGCTTTCAATGACAAAGCCCTTCGTATCTCTAAAGTCTTTGCTGCTGCTGAAGCCCTTGTGTCTACCTATCAAGGTGCTGCCGCTGAACTCAAGAAGGGTGTCCTTGGCTTTGGAACTGCTGCCGCTGTTATCGCTAAGGGTATCGGTTTCGTTGCTGCCATTAAAGGTGTCTCTAGTTCTGGGACCACGAGTGGGACATCTTCTGGTGGTGGTCGTGGTTCTGCGACTGTCCCCACCACAACTGCACAAGCCACACCACAAACAGTCTACATAGACAGCATCAGCCCAGAGAACCTCTACACGGGGCAAACTCTGATTAATCTCTTTGAGGCTTTCTACAGTGAGAATGACCGCCGTGGGAAGGTGTTCGTGGTTGGTAAATAATTGATCCCCACAAACAACGAAAATACTTTATGACCTAGAGGTAAGAATGACTATTGTTATCACTAACACCCCGACAAGTCAGGATAGCCTCCCAACAATCCTGTGGAACAACATCTTCGCTAGTGGCACACTTTCTGCTTCTAGCGAAGCTACAGGTTACCCCAAAGAGAATGCCGTTTCTGAGGCTACCTATAACTCTTGGAAACCTAACTCTCTCCCAGCTACCTTTACTATCAACTATGGGTCGTCTGTCGCTGTTGATTGTGCTTCTCTTGTGGCTCACAACTGTGGGACTTCTGGCAACACCATTTTGGTCCAGAGTTCTCCTGATGGTGTTACGTGGACTACACAAGCAACAATCGTTCCGACAGACGATACCACTATCCTAGCTTTGTTCACCTCGGTATCGGCCCAGTATTGGCGCTTCAATATCTCTGGTGGAACAGCCCCCTATATTGGTGTGGCTATGGCTGGTGCTAGGTTCAACTTTCCCGCTGGGGTAATGCCACCCTACAAACCTGTGTGGTTGTCCCAGACATATGAACTCTTGACATCTACCTCTATTGGTGGTCAGTTCTTGGGTAACCGTGTGCTTCGTCAAGGTGGTCAGACTGCAATCAATCTTGTAGCTGTTGATCGAACCTTTGGTGAATCAACCATCTTGGCTTTCCGTGAACACTATAACTCTGGTAAGGCTTTTGTGTGGGCTGCTGGACCCTCGATCTTCTCGAAGGACGTTGGCTATGTGTGGCGCACCGAAGGTTCAGTGTTGGCCCCTACCTTTGACAATACTGGTATTTGGATGGCGGTAAGTATGGAGGTCTACGCTTATGGCGACTAGAGAACCTATCCAGATCGTTGAGATTGATGTTGACTATTGTAGTTTGACCTACGGGACAGGGGCTTGCACAGCAATCCTTGGAACCACAGGAACAAACAAGTGCTTTAACACCTATGCAACTTGCCAAGCCAAGCCAGCTTTCACTAAGACGACCCTCACCGTCAAGTTTGTCAATAACAGAAGCAACCTACCTAAAGGTCTGAATGCTTACCCTTGCCTTCAAGAAAAAGGTGTAACAGCGTTCTCTAGCACAGTGAACATCGCAGGTAGTGATGATCGCCTTGGTGCCTTTGGTCGTAGGGCCACTGTAGAGGTTAAACTCAAGGACTTTGTAGCTGACGATATCGGCATTGACAAATATCAAACTCAACGTGTGAGTGGCGCTGCACAATCCTCAGCGGTAGGCTACAACCCCATAGACCGTGGCACTTTCTTTACTAAGCTGAAGGCTCGGTGGCCCTACTATGCAGGAAGGTCTCTTCGTGTTGTGGATGGCTTTATTGATGGTGGTGTTCTTGTGGTTGACCAAACCCGGAACTTCATTATCACCAACATGGTTGGTCCTGATAAAGATGGTAACGTGTCCTTTGAGGGCAAAGACATCCTTGCCCTTGCCGATGATAAAAAGGCTGTAGCACCTAGACCCTCTAAGGGTAAACTTGGGGCTAACGTGACTGCTGCTGTGGGCCAAGTGTTTAGTCTGACCCCTGCTGGTATCGGTGTTGAATACGCAGCATCAGGTTGGGCAACTATCGGTTCTGAGGTGGTATCTTTCACGAGGTCTGTGGATGTGGTCACCATCACAGGTCGTGGCCTATACGGCACAATTGCTGCCACACACACCCTTGGGGACAGCTTCCAAGAAGCCCTGAACATTCAGGCTGCACGGATTGATGACACAATCTACGATCTGCTGGTAAACTACGCTAATATCCCGACTTCATATTGCCCCCTTGTAACTGAGTGGGAACCAGAGATAACCAAGTGGCTTAGCAGCCTTACGCTGGACACAGTTATCACTAAGCCCACAGGTGTGAGCCAACTTATCGGTGAATTAGCTATCCTTGGGGTATCAATTTGGTGGGATGAAGTCAATCAGAAGATCAAACTTCAGGCCAGCCACCCAGTAGGTGATGCCAGTATCACGCCAGTATCCGACAGGGACAACATCAAGTCTATCAAACAAGAAGACCGTGACGAAGATCGTCTAACTCAGGTTCACTTCTACACCAAACAATCTGACCCCACCAAAGACTACAAAGACAAAAGCAACTATGACCAGATCAATGTGCTTGTGGACACTGATGCAGAAGGCGTAAATGCCTACAATGATACTAAGTTCCGTGAGGTCTTTTGCCGGTGGCTGAATAATGGTGCTGATGCTGTGGTGCGAACCCTAGGTCTTCGCCTATTGAAACGCTTCAATACACCACCAGTTCTTTACACGATCCTCTTGGATGCTAAAGATCGTGGTATTGGGCTTGTAGACGTTCTTGAGATTGATAGTCGTGTTGTAACTGACGAGACTGGTTTGGTGGTAAAGAAGCTGGTTCAGGTCATCAAGACTGTTGAAAAGCGTTTTGGGCACGAACTAGAGATCACCACACAGGCTTTCCAGTTTAATGGAAAATACGGACAGATCATGGCAAATGGGTCACCCGTGTATAGTCTAGCCACAGACGCACAGAAAAGGACGGGTGCTTGGTTCGTTAGTTCCTCGACACTTGTTTTGTCTGATGGTTCTGTCCCATATGCCTTTATCTAAGGAACTCGACACATGACATCATACATTGCGATTACAAACGCTGAGACTGACCCTGAAGCCCCACTCACCTCTGAACTTGCTAAGAAGTGGCGGGATAACCCCCTTGCCATTGCTGAAGCTGACGCGAGCGCCCCAGCATCGTTGCTACCAACTGTTTTGCTGGGGACGATCACTACGACAAGCGGGGCGTCACAAACTCTATCTGGCTTGGTTTTGACGCCGTATAAAAAACTGATGATTGAGATTGATGGGGTTTCTTCAAGCATCAACCCGGCGAGCCTGTATATTGTTTCATCATTTTTAATCATCGGTGCTGCAAACTCCACGGCATCAAACGCTTGGTATGGCGTATTTGATTTGCTACTTTCGTCTGGAATAATTTCTGGGCAATCATCAGTGCAAAACCCTGCGGCACCTCCAAGTGGCCTTAGCACACCAACTAATTACATGAACCGCACAGGGTACTCCACGGCAACAACATCGATCACGTTTGGTGTTACTGCTGGCAGCTTTGATGCAGGTTCGATTAAAGTCTACGGGGTTAAATGATGCCGATTGAAATCATCACAAATGCGCAGACAGGTGAAGTTACCACCCGTGAGTTTGAGTATTCACCAGAGGAAATTGTAGCCCACACCCAAGCCAAGCGGGAGGCCATGAAGTGTAGCCCAATGCAGGGTAAACTTGCGCTGGGGGAAACTGAGTGGGCTAAGATCGAGAACTACCGCGACACACAAGCAACTTGGGCGCAGCGTATCGTCATTGATAGTGCCCAAGAATGGCGTCGTAATAGTCAAGATATCCAATTTTTCGGGTATCTCTTGGGTTACGATGAAAACCAACTAGACGACCTGTTCAAGACAGCTATGCAAATTGAGGCGTAGAATCTTCCGGCTTACGCACGGTAAGGCGTAAAGTATTACGACAAAGGTGTTTTTATGAAGAGTAAATTAACAGTGGGGGTGGCAGCAGTGGTTGTCACTATGGCTACCCCCTTCATTGCTGGGTGGGAAGGCTTGTCTACCACAGCCTACCGTGATATTGTGGGTGTCCCTACAGTCTGCTACGGGGAAACTCGTGGTGTAAAGATGGGAGATACCTACACCAAAGCTGAGTGTGAAGATATGCTCGTCAAGGCTGTGGGCGAATATTACATGGGTCTTCGAGCCTACATGACCAACCCTAACATCCCTGTAGGTGTCCAAGCCTCTATGCTAGAGTTGGCCTACAATGTAGGTATCCAAGCCGCTGGTAAGTCCACCATGATGAAGCTGGCCAACCAAGGTAACTACAAGGCTGCGTGTAACGAACTCAAGAAGTGGGTTAAGGCTGACGGCAAGACTGTCAAAGGTCTGGTAAATCGTAGGGCTGACAGCAAGGTGACCCTATGTATGCGCGGACTCTGATCACCAAATGCTGCCCCCTAGTCTGTGTGGTATTTCTTGCTTCCTGCACACCTCTGGATTTGCTCAAGGGTGGTCCCAGCATCAACACCAATGCAAATGTGGGTAAAGAAGTTACTCAACAAGCTGTAGCCAATCAAACTACCAACAAAGTGGGTAGAGATATGGTTACCCAGTCTACACCTGTTGTGGCTGACCAAATCAAAGAAGTGAATATCCAGCAGACACCAATCTGGATGATTGTGCTTCTTGTCCTTGGGTGGCTCCTGCCATCACCTAACGAAATTGCCAGATGGATCAGGGGGCTTTTCAAAAGATGATTTACGATTTCCTTAACTATATTGTTGGTGCTGTTGTTGGTTTGGTCGTAACTGGGTTTACTTGGTTGATCAAGAATGTCCTAACCAACAAAGAGCAAATCGCCCTACTTCAAAGTGAAATACAAAGTCGTGATGCCCGTAGGGCAGAAGACAGGGAGATCATGCAGGAGATCAAGTCAGACTTAAAGGAAGTCAAACGAGATATCATCGAACTCTATCGTCACAACCCAGAATGAAAAAAGCCCGCAGGACTCCTTGATTGGAATCCTAGCGGGCTTTTCTTTTACTCGTTTGTCACGTAGTAGTAAACAAAGACGATCAAGACTGCAATGATAATCCCTGTCATTTGTCGGACTTCTCAAGATCGGCAATCAGTAGTTGGGCGTAGTGGATGACCTTCTTCAAGTCCTCAACACCCCCTTTCTGTTTATACCGACAGATATATTTGATTGCGTTACCCTCACAGAACCCAAGTTCATTGGCTAGGATGAACTCTACAGGTTGAATCTTCATACCCTTATAGTGTCCGCCACCAACTTGCTCAGAGAGGGGGTCGTATTTGCTTTTTTGTGGCCCCTCATAGGGGGTTTGGTCATACACGGTTGTCACGGGGATAACCGTTGGTGAAGTTAAGCCCCTAATGTGACGGTCAGACAACCAAAGGCCGTAGTCATTTTTGGTTCGTCCACCGCAAGTGTGACCATACGGGAGTATAGAATCAAACTCGGCAGCGTAAGTGCCATCCCGCAATCTGTCGGACTTCAAGGTGGCATAGCCCTCTACACCAAAAACGTCATAAACAACAAATACACGGTCACCGTTCTTATATCGCATCAGAGTCCCTCACGTTCAAAGTTAATAATCCAGTCACGACAGATGTCAGAACGAACAATGTCGTCAACACCAAACTCAATAACAGGGATACCCATCTCATACTTCTTGACCATGTGGATAATCTTGGACAACCCAGACGCTTCTTTGATATCAGACTGACGGATATCCCCGTTGATGACAACCTTAGTCCCCTTACCGATTCGTGTCAAGAACATCTTGATCTCTGACAGAGTAGTGTTCTGGGCTTCGTCAAGCAAGACAAAAGCATCCTTGAAGGATCGACCACGCATAGTAGACAAGGGGGACAACACAATGTTTCCGTTCTTCAGGCCAGTCTCCAAGGCACCCTTACCTAGTTGTTGCTCAAGAACGTCTAGCACAGGTGCAGCCCAAGGGGTAAACTTCTCGTTCAAGTCTCCGGGAAAATAACCAAGGTCTTTGCCAACAGATACATTGGGTCGGGTCACAATGATCTTACTGATTTGACGGGCCAGATACATATTAGCTGCATAGGTGGCAGCAATGTAGGTCTTGCCAGTCCCTGAATAACCACAAACAATGATCTGATCAGTGATTTTGAGTGCGTTGATGTATTCTTTCTGGTTGTCGTTCAGGGGTGATAGGTTGACAAACTTAGTCGTGGCCTCTTCCTCTGCATTCTTGTAACGGGAAACACGCTTACCTTTGGGTTTGTCAATCATCTGTGAGACTTTCTAGGTAGGTTTCAAGTTCAGTATAACCACCAATATAGGTGTCGCCATGCCAGATTTGTGGTAAAGTCTTTAGTCCCGCCTTCTTCATAACCAATCGTAACAGGGGTTGGTTTGCGTAAGAGTAGTAGATGCAATCCAAGTTTCGGCCATCCAGAAGTCCCTTGGCCCGGTCACACCAAACACAGTCAGTGCGGGTAATCATTGTGAAGTTATCACTCATAGTGGGGTTAGTCATTAGGGGAGTTCCCAGAGATGTTCCAGATTTCTTCAATATCGCCCTCTACATCAGTGAGGCGGTCCACCACAGTATCAAGACTGTCATAGACCTTCCATTGTAGAAAACAAAGGACCACCAAACCTGCAATAGTTATAAGCCCAATAATCATGCTCACACCACCAGCCAGTCTTCTGCAAGAATATCTGTTTGACTTGCCAACCAAGGGACCAACTTATCGTCCGCAGTTTTCATGTAAATATAGGGTAGGCTCATTTTGCTATGTGAGTCCGGCCACTGGACCATTAACCACATACCCTTACCATTCCAACCTGTTCGGGCTACGCGACAACCATCTTTAAGATTCTCTAGTGCTTGACCAAAATTCAACATTGTTATCACCCTTTATATGAAAGAAGGAAAGCCCCGAAGGGCTAACCTGTTAAGTTAGATTGAATTCCAGTTTTATCTGGGAAGTTTAATTTGGCAAACTCACCAAAAAGTCCTTTTGCAGCTTTGTCATAAGCAATAGCGGCATCAACTTGATTGGTAAAGTAACCTAAACTCTTGCGTTTTTTATTGTAGTTAATGTAACCACACCATTTGTTAGCTGCCTTGTTCCAACTCACACCCTTATAGATCGAACTGCAAAAGTCTCTTTTAGACGTATTACGGGTATTCTCAGAGATTGTAGCCAAACGAAGATTACTCAACCTATTGTTACATCCGTCACCATCAATATGGTCAATCTGTGCACTTGGCCAGTGTCCGTAACACAGCAACCAAATAACTCGGTGGCAGTAGAAACTGCTATCTTTACCATTAACTCTCGCGCCAAACACTTTATAAATTTTTCTGCCACGTTCTGAGTTGGAACCCACAGGCTTACCCAGTTTCCGGCTGTTACCCCCTTCTTTTACCCAGTATAGGTTGCCAGACATATGACAATAACCTAAGTTTTGCTTTAAGAAGTCTTCCACTTGTGTACCTCTTATTACTATGGTGTGTGTGGTAAGTCCCGCACAAGACCTACCACACCATGCCTATAGTCTATATAGTTATTACTATAGGCTATCGCAACTACGCATACCGGATTCAGGGTCGATATAGCAAGCCCCGCCCTCTACAACGGTCTCGTCAGCCTCTTTTTTGGTATCAATAACATCCTCAGAGGCAGATGAGTTCAAGATACCAAACCGTTTCCCAGATGCACGAAAGGTTGTGCAACCCTTAGCACCACCTTGCCAAGCCTGCATATATACGTTCTTGAAATCATCCCACGAAACCTCGTCACCAACATTACAAGTCTTGGAGCAGGCACTGTCCACCCACTTTTGTGCGGAAGTCAGCATGTTTACGTGGTCTTGTACGGAAATTTGATCCGCTGTTACACATTCAATACCCCACTCTCGGAAAGCATAGTCCTCCACTTTTTCGTACATTGGCCCGTCTGCGGTTTGGATAGTCCGTGTGTAAGACAACGAGAACACAGGTTCTAGGCCAGAAGATACGTTATTTGCAGTTAGGCTGATTGTACCCGTTGGTGCAATCGACGTAAGATGAGAGTTACGAATACCGTATTTCTCAATCATCGCTTGGACTTCGGAGTCCAGCTTCTGCACAAACTTCGACTTGAGGTATTTATTTTTGTCAAAAGCAGGGAACGCACCTTTTTCAGACGCGATAGATGCCGATGCTGCATAGCACCAGTTAGCAATAGCCTCCAGAACTTTTTCTGTAAATGCAGTCGCATCAGTTGATCCATAACGCAACCCCAAGGCACCAAGAGCGTTACCTAGACCAGTTACACCCAAACCCATACGGCGCTTATTTTTAGCCTCTTCCTCTTGTTGTGGTAGCGGATAAATGGTCTCATCAATTACATTGTCCATAGCACGGACGACATAAGGTATATCATGCTGCAACAGGGGCCAGTTAAAAGAAAAACCTGCACCATTACGGTATACGTATTTTGTCAGATTAAAACTACCCAACAGACAAGCACCATAGGGTGGCAAAGGTTGCTCACCACACGGATTAGTTGCGGAGATATCTTCGATGTAGTACAAGTTGTTCATTTCATTGACTCGATCAATGAAAATAACACCCGGTTCAGCCCAATCCCAGTTTACTCGGAGCATAGCATCCCACAAACTACGCGCACGAACTGTATCGAAAATATGCCCATCAAAGGTCAAGTCAAAAGGTTCGTCGTTTTTAACGGCGTTCATAAACTTGTCAGTGACCAACACTGAGATATTGAACTGAGTCAGGTTATTGCTATTGGCCTTAGCCGTAATGAACTCCATGATATCTGGGTGGTCCACTCGGAGACAACCCATCTGAGCGCCGCGACGATGCCCTGCCGAAGCAATAGTTTTACAGATCGCATCCAAGATACCCATGAACGAGACGGGACCGGAAGCCTGACTACCCAAAGACTTAATACGCGCACCTTTAGGGCGAATACTGGAGAAATCGTAACCCACCCCGCCACCCATTTGCATAGTCTTTGCCGCCTCTGTGGCCACTTCCATAATTCCCATAAGGCTATCGGGCACTTTCTGCATAACAAAGCAGTTAAAAGCCGTTACCTTACGGTAGGAACCAGCTGCACTTTGTACACGTCCACCGGGGAGGAAACGCTGTTCCTTTAGAATCTCGTTGAATTTAGTGTAGTGGTCTTTACTATCAGTCAGTGCCTCTGCAACACGGGCACATTTTTGCCCATAAGTCTCCCCCTCTTGGCGGTACTTAACTTCATCAGCCCAGATAGCTACGGGGATATTGGGTCCAGTCATTTTTACTTCTCTTTCGTTTATTTTAGTTAGTTGCTTAGTCAACGGGCATAGCGCGAAGTATGGATAAAAGCAGAGTAGTCGGTAGGCAAGTAGTTATTCATATTTGTTCTTTCGTGTTTTCCAGATTTTGTTCAGGAGGTTCACAGCATCCTCGGCATTAGTTTGACTAAGGGTCCAAAAGTGAACAATGTCGAATGTTGCCCCATGCTCATAGCCGCCACCCTCTTCACAGATAGCATACTCTTCTTCATCGTTGTCATACTCGTAGTAGAAAGGTTCCATTATCGGTAATCACCGCTCCCCTTGAGTGCATCTCGTTCTTTACGGTCACGTAGTTTAACTAAGACCATCTCAGCAATCTCTGACATATCATAACCTAAAGCCTCTGCTGCTGTGGCAACATACCACAACACATCGCCAAGTTCATAGGCAGCAGCTTTGTCGTCAATGACCCCATCTCGGATTAGTTTCTTGATCTTACCTGCATACTCCCCAGCTTCAGAGGCTAGACCCAAAGCTGTATACTCTAGGGCTTTGTCTTTGGGGTAGATCGCGGTGGACATGGCCGCTTTTTGGAACACATCGAAGTCTGATTTACTCTCAGTCATTAAAACCAATCCTTACGGAAGTCTTCTGCCATACGGACTCCTGCACCACCCAAGAGGCCCAGATACATAAGTGAGAAACCTGTCAAACCCAAAGGGAGGAACAGCAAGACCCTAGCAATGGAATACCAAGGTTTGATACTTGGGTCAATGTTGTTGGGCCACTTATACCAAGGGGTTTTATTCTTCATCTGCGTAGTTCTCCAAGTAAAGGTACCCAAGGTCATCCAGTATTTCAAGTGTCTTCCACAAAGTCAGGTCGTGGTCTTTCAAGATAGATACAAAACCTCGGTCTTCAATAAGTCGTATGATTTTTTCTTTGGTCATCGTCCAATAAATTCCGTTGTCTTTAGGGTGTGGTCATTAAAGAGAAACCAAGCAAAATTGTCCACCCCCTTTACTTTGTTCTCCTGCCAATACATACGACCAACAGAGACAACCTTCTCACAGATTTTCATGTAAGGCCCCATGCGAACATTGTGCATACGATCAGCGGGCAAGAGCAACCAAGTAGGCTTAATCTTTGGCAAGTGATCTAAGATTGGCTTTAGCATGCCCCACGCAAATGGAGGATTAGTGATGAAGTAGTCCAACCCAGTGAAGTCAAAGTCTGAACTTTTTAGGGTCAGGCAGTTGCGCTGAGTGATCGTAGGCTTTTGTGGTTCAATGTCATAGGCACCAATGCAGCCATAGGGGCCTTTCTCAGAAAGTGCTTTGATAAGGTCACCAGCCCCAGCACAAGGCTCACAGTAGTAGCAAGGACGTTTCAGGTGCGGCACTAGCCTAGCCACAGCAATAGGGTCTATAGTGGCGTAGTAGTCTCGGCTAACCCGGTCAAACTTGTTCCCATCACGTTTTGACATTTATAGCCTCTTTGATTCGTACCTCTGCAATCTTGAAGTAGTTTTCATCACACTCAATCCCGATAAAACTTCGTTCTGTATTGATACAGGCTACGCCAGTAGTTCCACTACCCATTGTAAAATCAAGGACCGTCTCACCCTCATTTGTGTAGGTGCGAATCAGATACTCCATTAGAGCGACGGGTTTCTGGGTGGGGTGAACATTTCCCCGTTCCACCACCGGGAAGTCTAGAACCTGCTTGGGATATCGCCTACCCTCGTTGTCATTTCGGAAATTCGTGTAAGCCCCGTAGATGTCGGTAGTGGATGTTGCCTTTGTAGGATCGCCCGCCTTTCTCTTGTACGGTGTTCCCGTAGTAAACTGTGGGTTGTAAGGGGGAGGGCTACCGCAGAATACTAAGATATCCTCTTTGTCGCGTAGTGGCATCTTCTTTGCGTTCAGGTGGCCAGTGCCTTTTGGCTTTCGCCAAACCCAGTCGTATCTAAACCCTCGAACATTGCTCATCACCAGCGCCGAAGTGAAGGGTTGGCTCGCGGTAAACACCGCTACCCCACTCGGTTTCAGTACGCGACGAACCTGCTCCCACATCGGTTCAAATGGGATCACCGAATCCCACTTACATCGCGTCGTGCCATAGGGTGGATCGGTCAGCACCATGTCAACTGATCTATCAGGGATTTCCTTCATGCGTCCTAAGCAATCACCGAGCATCAAGTTAAACAAGACTTACCTCCAAGACTTCCACTCCATAGTCCATAGAGATGGCCTTCATGTGCCGTGTCCCTGCCCCACCAGCAAGGGCAATAACCAGATCAGGCCGACCATCAAAGAGCATTTTGTGGCTGCGAACAGCACCCGCTGAGTTGCCGTATCTCTCTACGTTGGCTTCATACTCATGTAGCTTCAGACCTCTATCTTTGGCATAAGCCACACCGTAAGTCTCAACCCCTACATTGCTTGCAGAGACGATCTCTACCACAGCGTCTGGGAACTTATAAGAGATGATCTTATCAAAAAGTTTGTTGACATTGCCAACAACCCGCTGGTTTACAGAGCCATCGTCAAGGATACCAAACTTAGAACCACCACAAATGAGAACCCTTGGCGCTTTATCCATAGGCTTTTTTGAGTCGTTCGTAACTGACGAATTCTGGTTCATAGACACCATTGTTTACTTCCCTCTTGATAATTACACCCTTCCACCAGTCGTTCTGAGACTGTCCAGCCCAACCCTCTTGACCCCCTTTGAAGCAACCTGCCACCAAGCCAATGATGCCTCTTGGGTGGCTACCATCCTTGAAATATAGAGATCGTTTGTGGCTATGACCACAAGTAGACGAATGGTTGCGATTCTGCAAGAGAGAATACGCATGGTGGATGCCACTCATAGCAGAGCCAAAGTTACCACTACTGAAGTAATGAGCATAAGATACCCCATCATAGTCAGCAATCGCAGGGCCACTGTTTTCGTATTTGTGGTAGTCGTCAAACCAATGGTCTGTCTGTAGATGGGAAAAGCTAACACCGTATTTATCACCTTCAAGTCGTGGGTCATGGGCTAGTGCAGTATGGATGCGATGCTCGTGGTTACCCTCAAAGCCAATACGCCAAGGACGTTTCTTCTTCTTCAAAGAGTAACGATCCCAGATACGAGATTGAGCATCGTTGTAGACCTCAATATCAGCCTGATAGGATTGGGCCACGATAGCCTGTGGGTAACGAGTGTCGTAGCTGTTGAGGCTCTTCATGTCAGCCCCATCACCAAGGTCAACCACATAACTAGGTTTGATATCTTCGATCAGGTCTCCGAGCCAACTGAACCGCTCATTCCCCACTTCGGGGGTGGCATGACTGCAAGTCCAAACGATTACTGTCTTACTCATTGGCATCAACCTCAATATAGCGAGAGTGATTTAGGGCCAGTGGGATGTCTTTTTCTGGGTAACCAGCCTTACGGAGTTGTTCAGTGTAGTCTGGTTCTAGGGGCGCTGGAAAGCCGTAGGCCCACCCACGAGGGGGGTCAACAAGGGTGAGTTTACTCAAAAGTTATCACTCCATTCTAGGGGGACAATCTGATCCACGAAGTGATTGACCATCTCAAGGGCTTCATCAAAGTCTTGGAAGATCAACTCTTCTGTGGTCAACACACCACGTTCATCCTGCATAGTTACCACCAACATAAAGCCCTCACCATAGGGCAACCCAAAGCCATCATCAACATCATCCCAGTCAGGGATTTCAGACGAATGGAAAGGGCCAGCAATAACGTTTACAATTCGGTCAACCATTCTTTTGGAACTTCCTTATCTGCGTAAATGAAACCATTCTTTTGGCACCAGTCACCATAAGAGGTCTTAGAACTTTTCCGTATCTTTGTGGCAGAATTCTGGAACACAAAGCGGATATCCAACTCAGGAAACTGTGCTTTAATCAGCAAGTGCTTCTTCCTGTCGTTAGAGTCAAAGTAGCCTTTGGCCTCAACTATCAACCCATTAGGGAAAACGAAGTCCGGTGTATAAGTCCTGATTTCGTCTACCCTGTATTTGATCTTCAGGGTTTCGTATTCAAACTCTACACCAGACTCTTTGAGTTTTGTGGCTACCTTGACTTCTAGACCAGATCGGAAGCTGCGCTGATAGGCGGTTCCCACACTTGGTTTTCTTCGCGCCTTAGCCACAACAACCTCGCATTTAGGATCACCTTTTCAACGTCGCCCTTATAAGCCTCAATACAGACTTTATACATCTCTTCTTCAGTCTGGCAGGGGGCCAAGAGTTTCTGGGCGGTCTTAGGGCCAACCTTGTGAACTCCAATGATGTTGTCCACTGTATCCCCAGTCAAGACCTGTTCATAGAAATTAAGTCGGGCTGTATCTTCTGTGATAACCTCCCAAGTATTCCGTGTTGGGTTGTAGATGGTCCCCGGAATTTGTCGAAAGTCCTTGTCCACAGAGACAATCACACAGTCAGGGTAATACTTGGTAGCAGCAATAGCGATATCGTCATCTGCTTCTTGGTCCACAGAAACTATAGCACTATAACTGTCAATGAGATACTGCCTAGCGAGTGGTAACATCAGGGGCTTCTCTTTGCCAGACCTATTAGCCTTATAGGTATCGGTAAGGGCATTCCGAAAGTTACCCTTACCAGTCAGATACACTTGGAAGTCTTCAGGAGTAGCATAAGGGTTGGTGGCTTCAAAAATGTAACCCATCAATTCATCCAGCTTATCACAAACCCCTGAGATTGTCGTGGCATCTTGGCTAAAAGCCGCCCTATAAGTCAGCGTATCACCGTCAATCAAGAGTTTCATTTGGCATCAAACTCTTGAGAAATTCTTCATACTGCGACTTGGTGTAGTGATATTGAATCACTCGAAGGAATGCCGCAGTGTCCAAGAACCGATCAAGAGGATCGGCACCACCATTGAACATTGGGTCAATTACTGTAGCAAGACAATCCTTCATCTCAGCCACAATGATCAGATCAAGCAAGTTTTGTGTGCCATCATCAGTGTAGGTGTTCAGTAGCAGCTTACGCATACTATCAGCGAAGTCTTTTGTTTCCATCATTTGTAGTATTCCATTCCTGCAAAGGATTTAGCTTTTGTCATTTTTACCTTTCGAGTGTTGATAGATCAAAGAGACATGCCCTATAAAAGCACCTTGTGTAAGTGTATTTTTCATCATATTACACAACCAGCAGCAAGGCACAACATTATCTTGCGTATAACCCTTGAATGGGTCAACTCTATCAAGACCTACATAAGCGAAATCTCCACTAGTCTTTCCAAGACCTTTTACTAGGTTTGTCTCTGCCTTTCCACAGTAAGCGCACGATGACTTAAACAATCTGGTTAATTCATCATTCGTTAGTTCAAACGGCAAGCCTTTTTGTTTTGCGGACCTTTTGTATCTTAGTACAAGTAACCTTCTTGCGGCCTCTCCATATTCGAGTTGCCACGGCATGATTTTAGCGCCAACTCTTTTCCAAGTATCAGATTTGTGCCGTTCACAACCACACGACTTTGACTTTGTAAAGACTACAGAAGACATTGTAATGGTTTTACCACAAGCATGGCAAACAATCTCTAATTGAACGTGTCGGCCACTTTTATTTTGTGGAATAATCCCAACAACTTCAAGGTGGCCTTTGCGCTCTCCGACAAATCTTACAGTTGGTCTACCCACCTAAATCCTGCGCCTCTTGCAAAAGTCTCCCCAAGACCGTTGGGAAAGCTGGCTCAAGGCACTCTTTTATTTTCTGTGCCAAGATTCTATGTTCAAGTTGCGTAGTTTCGTCCAACCGAACTTGTAGGTAGGTCAAATAACTGCGCAGAGTGCCATTGACGTATAGGCGGCTCATAGTCAACCCTTCAGGTAGGATAACACGAGCGCACTCTTTAGCCCCACCACCATCAAGGATGCTTTTATATAGGATTTGGGCTGTTTTGGCCCAACTGTCCGTCCCACCTCTAAAAAAGTCTTTGTCGTAATCAGGAAAGTCGTCAATAGAGTTCTGACGGTTCTTGGTATCCTGACGACGAATATCACGAGTGGTAAACTCGATCTCGTCAGAATATCGTTGACTAAACTCTTGGAAACTGAATGAACGATGTCGCAGTAGCTGCCGTGTGATATCCCGTGGTGCATTGACTTCAACTACAGCATTAGCCATCTCGAAGACACTGAAGTGTTTGTTCCGAAGGCAGTAGTCAAGCAGTTTGCTGTAATCTGGGTTATCTTGGTTAGAAGGGTTGCTCACCCGTGCACAGTAAGCCACCAAAGCCTCTGCATTGGCGGCGGGAACCCCAATGACGGGTTCCGTCAAAGCAATGAGTTTAGCTGATACCTTCAAAGCGTCCCCAATTCTTCACCATCGTCCTTGACGACATATAGTTGCTTTGCATAAGAGTAGCCACAAGCCTGTAGGAATGTGAGCATAGCCTCAAGAAGATCACCAAGATACTCAACCTCACCTTGAGAGATCAGGATATCTCGTTGGCCTTCTACATCTTTAGCTAGAAATTCGTAATACATTGGTTTCCCTTGTTCTATCCTTTGTTGGTGGTAAGTGGGGGGTTAAACCCACCCACCAGAACCCCCACCAGCGTATTCCACGAGATCAGTAAAGGCAATACCAACCAACTCTACACGGGTAAACTTCTTACCCTTAGCCTTACCGTGGACACCAATACCAGACTGGATAACCAACTTGACCTTAGCCTTAGTTCCATTGCCAATCAGACCATCTTCATGAGTCCAATCCCGTGCATAGTCGTCAAGACGGCCCTTCTCACCAGCTTCACTCCAAGCTGCAAGGGCTGCATTCAAGTCAAAGACCTTCGGGGGGCCAACCACCAGACGCTCATCAGTGTTTTGGCCGTTCTCATCTTGCTTCATAAAGCGGGGGTGCAAGTGGGGACGACGAACAGTGGTCTTATAGAGCGTCTTGCCATCACGTTCAAAGGGCTTGAACTGAAGGTGTGCACCTTGCTTCTCCGGTGCGCCAGCCTCAATGGCTTTGTTCCGGTTGTCTTCGTCAAGGATCAAGGTAACTTTATACATGCCATCCGTATCAGAATGGTCTACCTGATCGTTACCCATATCGCGGTTCTCAAAGAAAACCTGTGCATATTCGAGTTCTGCATCAATGGTGACGAATTTGGATTTGTTGCTCATATTCACTCCGAGAGTTTATGTGGAAGTTGTATTTAGGTTGTCGGCTCTGAATTGTCAAGTCGTTTTAAGGTCAAACCTGACAATTATTTACTTAGTGGGTCTGGGCGTAATTATCCCCGTGTTGAACATCGATATCAAGAAGGACATTGAGTTTCAATTTCTCATTGGTCTTGCGGATAGCCTCCCGCAGAACCTTTTCGTTTTCTACTTCTGAGCCACGTTCAATGTAGTGTCCCTCTTCATCGTGAAACTGCATGGCAATCTTAATACCAGCTTGTCGCACATAGTAAAGCCAAGTGTCAAAGCAGTAGACACCTGTCGATTGGTTGGCTGTAGAGAACGCATCTTTCTCAGCACGAAGGTTATGCCAGAAACCAGATACAGGGTTTTTCAACCACATATAAGGGCCAATGACTTCGATCTGAAACTTCTCTACAGCCTTAGTTACAGAGTGATTGCGTTGCCAATAGGCGTCAAGCAGCTTCTGAGCCTCTGGTTTACTTAGGCCAGTTTCCCTAGCTAGTTTGGTGGCACCGATACCGTAGACAGCACTATAGTTAGTCTGCTTGAACTTACTACGTAGGGCTTTCAGGCTACGCTCACCAGTCTTATGCCTCTCTACATCCTCTGCTGAACAAGCCCCAGCAAATACCGCAAGGTCAAGGTGTGGGTCCCACCCCGGCTGAGACATAATTTCCACATAGTCTGGGTCGAACGGTTTCATGTAATGTCGCTTGGTGGTATCCTCTAGGGAAACTGCGTCAGCACCACACAACACCTTACCTTCAGGGGCAATAAGGCACCCCCTGATCTCGTCGCCCCAAGGTTTGTCTACCTTCGGAATGTTCGCCAAAGGTTTTCTGTGTTTGAAGCGGAAGGTGTTAGTCAACCCTTCAATACCTGCCACCAACCAACCATCTTTGTGGCTCTCTAGCATACCCTTGAAGAAACCCTTGCGATGCTGGATAACAGTCAAACCATCCAGAATTTCTACTGAGGGGGTATGCTCTGCAAGAGCCAAGATGGAATCACACAGTTCACCCTCCTTCGGGTGACCCTTCAGGTATCTGATCTGAGGGATCATCCGTTCTTCACCAGTGTCCTTGTTACGGTCAAACTTGAAGTGATCAGGTTCCCAGCCATTACTGAAGAGCCAATCTTTGACCTGCACATTGGACTTAGGGTTGGCGTCCTCCATTGAAACCAAGACGTTTACAGGGCCAGCAGTATTTGGTGGCAGCTTCAAATCCTTTAGAGTCTGCACCCAATTAGCCCCTGCTACACTCAGTGAGCCATCCTTCTTCACCATGATCTTAGGCTTGTTTACAACCCTATAGATTGGTTTCTTTGGCATAGCCTTAGCGAGTTCTACGACCTTCTCTGCTTCCATGGCTTCAAGTTTATCATAGTTCTTCTGGGCGCGTTCTACGTCCAGCTTTACCATCATGGTCTCAGCCTCTAGGGCGCAGTCCATCTTGAACCCTAGATAGTCGATAAGACGCAGCATGTCCGCTTCAACTGGATAGAGCATCTTGAGCCTACGCAGCATATCTTGCCACATAAGCCAGTTGATCTTTACATCCTCAACGCAGCGATGAGCATATTCTTCGTAGGTTAGGTTGGTCCAATCCTCAACTTTGGGCTTAGGAACCCCATAGTCATTTCCATAGCTTTCAAGACCATGGCGATCACGTTCAAAGTTGATATACCATGACAAGGCCAAGGTGTCTACGAAGTCGGTATACTTAAGATCAGTGCCAAGCAACTTATTGAAGGTGGGCAGATCGTGCCGAATAGCATTGTGGCAAACAATGCGCTTGTCAGGGCTATTCAGTAGAAAGCGGATTTCATCATAACTGTTTGTATGGTGGAACGTCTCTCCATCTTCTGTCCAAGCCACGCAGTGAAGTTTTGTAGCATTCTTCCAAAAATTGTCCGATTCACTGTCTAGAACAATAATCCGCATTTGTTTTTGCAAACTCCTTGTGCAGTAGTATGGCCGCTTCATCGTAAGCAGATGCAGCTTGTTCAGCAGTCTTATAAGAGCCAATATAGCGCAACTTGTTATTGTAGTAAATTTGAGCAGTATAAAAACCACCAGATTTACTGGGTCTATAACAAACACCTTTGTAACCTGTGGAACTGTCTCTTCGGACCTTTTGGTTTTTCATGTTGTCAGAATGAGAACACTCTCTCAGATTTTCTATACGATTATCACTGGGGTTGTTATTAACATGGTCAAGGCAACCCTTAGGCCAAGAGCCGTAATGCAACAACCAAGCAACTCTGTGCAATCTATAGTTTTTAGACTTACCTTCAAAAGTTACAGTAATTTGACCTCTCTGACCATCTTTGCAGGCAACTTCTTGACCTTCTTTAATACGGTTGTTTGGAGAGATTTTCCAAAAAACTTTGCCAGTGTTTGGCTCATAAGAAAGATGCTTCTTGATATGGTCTTCGACACAATGTAGCTTGGTGGCATCTTTCCAGAAGCCGTCACTTTCGCTATCCAGAACGATAAACTTCATGCGGGTTTCCACAGCTTTGCAAATTTTAGCGCATTTGGGATGTCCTTACTATCTACGTAAGGCCGGACAACGGCACAACTTTTCCTACCGCCTAGTGTAGTATTTTCGTGCCCCAGATATACAGAGCCAAGTTCAGATATCTTACTGAACTCCTTTTGATTAACCCTCAACACACACTTTTTGAAGCTGTGGTTTAGCCAACTCTGGTAAATCGGGTCATTTAGAAAAACAAGATGTGCCCCTAAAACAGAGTGGGCGACTAGGGTTGGGGCCATATAGTCAGGAAACTCGTCTAAAATAGCAATATACAGTTTCATTCTACCTCTTTTTCCTTATAATCCAGTGCTAATAGCCAACCAAAAGTGAATGCCCAGCGAAGTTTATTGATGTCTTTCGGATCAACACACTCCCTTCGCACACTGTTAGTTGGTGTCAGCCCATCTAGCCAATCATCAAAGGCTCCATCAATCGTCATATCTGCCCCCATATCACCACCCACCCCCAAGTTCTGCCAAAGTAAACGTATCCTGATCAAACACCATAGAACCAGCTTCACCCTCAAGGCTACAAGGACGATTCTTCTTAACTACCAGCTTCAAAGTGTTCTTATCAAGATGATTATCACTGTCTTTGTCCCGCGTCAAGTCAATAACGACAGAGGCCCGTTGCCCGATCATCTTGCAATATTTAACCTCCCCATCTTCGTTTGTGTGGGCAATAGTCACGATACCCACATTTAGATCGGCAGCAAGTTTTGAAAGGCGAACAGCAAGGTCAGCCAAGACAGGCTCTTTGCTATCTTCTGAACCCGTATTGATAACATCTTGGATAGGCTCGAATAGGACATATTTGCACCCATAGACTTGAGTAAGAATTCGGATTTGGTCGATCAGGGCTTCCGCACCATCCTGCTCACGCAAGTGGAACTGCATATAGCCAGACTTGTTGGTAATACTCTTAATAGACTCCTCTACATCAGCCATACGGTTCTTGTCAGTAATCAGGTCTTTACGTGTTAGGTTGTCCTTGAGGGCATATGACACAAGACCAAGGATGCCACGAAGTTTAGTCTCTTCCAAATGCCAAGACGCAAAGGTTACTTCTGGATAGTTGCTGATAAAGTTATACTCTAGATAACGCATTAGCTCACTTTTTCCGATCCCTGTCGGACCCTTGATAACCGTAAAGTGTCCCTGCATAAGCCCAAGGATTTTATCATCTAACTTTTTGATGTTTGTTGGCACATAGGAGTGGTCAGG